GAATACACCGAAGATATGATTTCCGATATTGATGTCATGGATAGAGAAGCAAGAAAACCAAATAAGAACTTCTACTTATTAAACAATAAATTAATGAAGAAGTTCTTATCTGAGCATTATGACGAAAATATGCAATTGAAATAACTAACAAGATTCACGATTTACCATCCCTCGTTTTTAAAGCGTGAATCTTTCTCAGTTATCTTAGGGTCATAAAGGACTTTATTTTTCCCTTTACCACTTGTAGGAAATGTATCTTTCCCTAGTTCATTATCAGTACCGTTCTTCATTTCATCAATCTTATCTGAAATATCCAACTTGCTAGAATTTGTATTAAACATATCCACAAGTTCATCCATTCCAAACCCATCAACAACAGATTCAATACTTTCATCAATAACCATTTTTCTCACAGATAATTCATAAGTATGCGATGATTGTAAGAATTTCTCATCCGAAGATGAGGTAGTTACAAATGTGACTTCAAGAAAAAAATCATTATATTCAGTCTTAATCAAATCACCTATCTTTGGTTTATGAGCATCTTTGTCAAAGACTAAAGACATTCTTCTGAAATGTTCAATAGGAATAAATAGCTTCATTGACTCCGTGCTATCTTGCCCAAACGACCCCCACGATTCTTCCTCTTTTTGTAGACCGTCTACAATCGCTTTTACGGTAAATGAATATTCATCGGGTGTTATATTGGTGATAGGTTTTTCATCTTCACCAAAAATCGGATTATGGTCTTTATTATAATCAATTACGAAATATTTACATAGAATACCAAACTTCAACACAATCTCAGTATTTAACAATGAGTACATAAATTTTTCTTGAGCGTACTCTTGTTGATGATTGAAAAACTCATTTTTATCTCTACTAAAATGGTCAAATAAACCCATAATTATATTCCTTTGTGTATAGAGCATCATTTAATATATTCATTTCATCGTCTCCAATTTCCAATGTACTAATAAATCCACAACGATTCCCTTTGTAAATACCTATATGATGATATTTACAAAAGGTGTACAATGAACAACTCAATAATCAAAGCTCATAATTTATTATGTGAGTCGGCTGAGGATGAAATGGTGTTGTGTGAGAGTTGGTATCACGGAACACCTGATTCTAGGGAAGTTGATAAGAATGGTTTCGCTGATAAGAAAGACACGATTACTTACATAGAAGACCCACAGAAATTAAAAATCCATCAAGATAAAATGCAAGATGCTAGAGATAATGGCGATATGGACGAATACCATAAATTGCTTGATATGACTAGCGATTTTAAGAAGTCATATACTTATATTAAACCTGTGTTTTTGAGTGACAAGCGACAAGTAGCTAGTACATACGCAGATGCTAATCGTGCATTTGACTACCAAAATGCAAATGAGTCCACTTATGAAGTTGAAGTTAATTGTAATAAGATTGCTACGATTAAAGCAATAGGCGACAGATTCAGATTTATATCAGTTGATAAAGTCAAAAAAGGTTTTATGGCTTCAAATATATCAGAAGACGAAATTGATAAAACAATCTCAATGTTCAATTTTTATGTAGCTAATAACAAAGGAATATCAACTGATGTTCTATCTGCAATTGGTAGTTTTTTAGGGTTTGATTGTGTTGATGTTGTGGGTGTGTTGGACTCTTACAACGGTGGTCGTGTGAGGTCAACAGTCAAAATGGTATTGAAACCATCAACTATTAAAATAAAAAAGTAACTTTTGACCGACATAAATTTTGTTGTTTGTGTTATTAACAGTAACATAAATGAAACCGTAATTTGTTTTAATTTCTTCATTTGTTGGAATTATATTTGTAAATACATTCATAGCTGTACTCTTTGTTAAGGTTTAGTATAGAGAGGGTGGATGCTTCCAACATCGTGACCCTCATATTGTATTTAGGAAAAAAGAAAAGACACCGATTAAAGTGTCTTTTGTTTATCATAAGTCATTGATTATCAGCCACTTGTGAAAAATCCCAAGCCTTCGCTTTCTAGTCTGATATTTTCTTCAATCTTAGTCGCTTCTTCATTACCTTCTGATTTTATGGATTCTCCGTTTATAGTGCTCCCGCCGGCTAATGTCAGTGAATATTTTGAGAGCACTGAACCATACACTTGTTTTGCATAAGCAAGAGCTAAATTTTTGACATTATGGTTGTTAAGTAGGTTGACATCCATTTCTCTTTTGTAGACCTTGACAACTACTGCGTGTTCTTTGGTGGGAGAAGGTGTCAATAGGAGAGCATTTCGGGGTTCTTGGTAACGAAAGGAGTATGACTTGTTAAAGAACCTATTAATAAGCTCTAAGGACTGCATATTACCAAAATAAGTTAAAAGACCACTTGAGCCACCACCACTGATAGAAGAACCTTGTAATCCTCCTATTGTACCATCTTGGATAAGGTAGTTTGAGTTTGACCATAGGTATTCGGAATGTGAATGACCACCCATGTTTGCAACACCTCCACCCTCACCTATATTCTGAACAACTGCCATAACATCATCAGGTAATTGATATTCATTCTGTCCTTTTACTGTGTTGAAACAATAATACTCAAGATATGAACCAAATCCATAACCGTATTCATTTGCATAGTCAACTGCATCATATAGAGCAGTTACAATTGATTCATTTGCAAGCTCCACATTCATCATAGGGCTTCCCAAACGACGATTTGTCCATACGATGAACTCATCTATCGTAGTCATTTTCCGTGTCACACCATAAGCCATAATATACCTCATTTCTACTTTATTAGTATTTAGTTATTCTTTATATTTAAAGGTATGACCTTTGTGTGTTTTTCTTTCGCCACGACAACACGCATATACATGAGCAGAATCAAACCCTAATTCTAGTATTTTCTGTTTACCTATTTTACCTTCCCAAATAATTTTATTATCTTTAAAGCATTGTATGTTTTTATTACATTGTTCTCTACGCTCATCTGTCCATGATTCACTAAGAGATTTGCTCATTTTTTTTCTATATTCAGGGTCTTTCCATAGTTCAAGTCGTCTTATTCTATTTACTTCTTTTTGTTCGTCTGAGTATTTAAAACCACGAGTTGTCCGCCCACCTTCACACAAGTTATATCCTATGTTTTTATCCATTGCATTTAATTCATAAATCCAATGGATTTCTTGATTGTCAATTTCTTCTTCATGACAGATTTCAATTATATGTCTTGTGAAATTTTCTTTACCATATTTTTTGATAGAGTGGTTTAGGGACACCCCACTACCTAGATATGATTTCCAACTGCTATTAAATTTCTTTTGACCTACATAAATTTTGTTGTTTATATTATTCACGGTAACATAAATGAAACCATATTTTGATTTCAGTTCTTCGTTTGTTGGGGTTATAGTGTTGTTAAATATAGACATATGCTCCCTTGATTTTATTTAGTTTGGAATATTACAATATAATGACATCATTATTTCTTCCTTGGGTTATGACCCCATATAAGTAGAGATGTGTGTTTTCTAGTTTTAGTCTTACCATCCTTCTCATACATTGAACCTTGACCACCTTTCATGCGAGATATAAATGATATTTGTTTCTTCGCCCATTTCCAATCTGCTGAAGTCCAATTATCAACACCTTTATCTTTCATTCTTATAATGGCTCTAGCTGAATCACGACCATTTGAAATGCCTTGTTTTGATGCTTCACTTCTTGATAGACCTGCATTTTTCCCATCTTCAGAATCTATAAACTTCTTCAATTCAGATGGTGTCATATTCACAAGAGATTTCCATTTCTTATAAGTTTCCTTGTCATCATCTTTGGAACTCTCTTTTAAGATATTCCCTCGGTCTTCACCTAACATCACTCGTGTCTCTGTTAATAAATCCATTGTAGTTCTCCTATACTTTTATTTACTAAATACATATACACTTATATTGAAGGATATAAAATGAATAATTTAATTCTGCAAACAAACAGATTGTTATGTGAGTCAGACGAAGAACACCATATAAATATTACTCAAGTAAATGAGTATATTAAATCTATGTGGATTAAACATGGCGAATCACTAGTAACTGATGCTATTGGGAAAGAGAACCCCAATCGTGAAATTGACATGGATGACCTTATTAGTAATTTTATACTAGCAAGTTCACCATCAATAACAAAGTATATTCAGAAAAACTTTGGCGATGAAGATGGGGATGGTTTTGTTATCCTTGTTAGTGGTAAATTCGCAGGTGAGCGTTTTGATATAGCAGATTATAATGATATGAGTGAATATATATACAAATTTTTACAACCTCAAATTGATAGTGATATTGAGAATGGACGCACTGATTTGAGTGTTGCTATGAAAAAATAAGAAACACCAATGAATAACCGTGATTTCACAAGCTCAAAGTTTTTTATGTTAATTTACTATTTATAAAAAAAGGAACTCGGTTAAGAGTTCCTTTTAGTTTAATTTGCTTGAAATTTATAAAGTCAAGTAATCCATGAAGTTATAATCTTTACTCTCTACAAAGAACTTCTTATCAAATTCTTCTGACTTGTCAAAGTCTTTAGTAGGGACAATTAGTTGGTTCTTTTCCCAAGCTGAAATCATTTTTGGAGTCATTTCAAATCCTAACAAGTCACAGATGATTTTTATATCATCATCAGCTTCTTCAGACACCATAGCTTGTGCAAGTTCATCACTACCAATTCTCACACCGAAGTCTTCAATTGATTCAGATTCATCTTTGAGCTTGTAAGCATAATAGAATCGTATTGCGACTAATTGGACAATGATATTTTCATAAAATGGTTTAGCTTCGTCTTCAGCAGAATCTAGTGTATCTACAATTCGTTTGATATCTGTTAGAGTAGGTCTTGTTTTAATCAAACTAATTAAAGCGTTCTCCCTATCGTCTTCAGTATCAAAGTCAATTTCAATCGGAAGGTCAAACTCTTTATCTTCAATGAATGATAATGTAGTTTCAATATTAGAACTTGTATCTTCCTCAGTCTTTTCAACTTCAGTTTCATCATCTGAATTCTCAGTTTCTTCCTCACCATCTTTTGGTTCATCTTGACCATCTTTTGGTTCGGTTTCTTCCTCAGTTTCAACCTTAGTCATGATTGCATTTGGGAAGTCAAAATAATCATGTGGGAAATCGTGTCCTAAAACTCGTAATCCATCTTGACCGTCTTCTGCAGTAAAACTATAAATCTTATTTAAGAATGGAACTAGCTCAGTAACACTATTCTTTGTGAACTCCCAACCTTCATCAGTCTTGGTAAATTCAAGTTCATTTTCATCATCCTTGAATCTGTAAACCGCACCCACATCAGCTTCACCTAGTTTGGTTAACAACTCATTACCTTCGTCACCCTCTTTAGGAGAACCATCATCAAACTCAAATGTTCCATTGAATGCATTGGCTTTCATCAGTTCATTATTATGCTTAACAGTGTTCATAATCTGAGCACCACCAAATGCATTGAACAACGCACTGATAGAAATTGTTTGGTTGTTGGTTGCGGATACTGTACCTTTTTTTGAAATATCCATTTCAGTTTCAGTGATATCTAGTTTTGAGTAAGCAGTTTGCCATTCAAAATTTAAGTTGAACCATTTAAGATATGAATAAACCATAAGAACCGCACTTGAGTTTTCATCACTTGCAGTTCCACCTCTGATATCTAATTCATCTCTCTTGTTCTCAAGGTCAGTGTCTAGAGTTTCATGGTCTTCTGATTTCTCTAGGAGAATTGCATTTACAATACTCTCAGCAACACTTTCTTTTTTCAGTTCAGCTTCAGTTGGTTTTGGGTTTTCTTTTTCTGACTTTTCTTTTTCTTCAGCTTCTTTAGCTTCCTTGTTTTCTTTGTCTTGGATTTCAGCATCTAGGTCTTGTTTTTTTGTAGGGTCTTCGTCTTCTTTAGTTCCTAGTTGTTTACTTAGATTTGAGTATCCTTGGATTCTAGCTTTCATACTAGCATCACATTTCTGCAAATGGTTGATTAGCATATTAATTGATTTGTTAACTGCATCAACTTCTTTTTTATAAGGAGCTTCAATCTCAGTGAATGTATCCCAAAACATATTATGGAAAGACATAATACCACCGACTGAGTGCATATCAATATCTCGCTTCTCATTATTAGATGCTTTACTCTTCTTAGCTTTAACCATAATCTGTTTGAAATCATCGTCAGCAACAGTGCTCATGTTATCGGACAAGACAGTTTGTAATTTCTTCCAACCACTGATAGCATCCAATACTTTAGAGCTAACATCTGAAGTGTATCTTGATGGTTTTATAGTTTTCTTTATGGATTTGTTTTCATCGTCTTTGGTATCTTTGATTCCGATGTAGATTCCAATCTTACCTAATTTAATAGTTTGATTTGTCGGCTTGAAGACACCTGCATTTTCATCAAAATTTTGAGAAGCCATTCGTCTAGACACAACAACAAATAAAGGTAGAGATTCCCACTTAGGAAATGTTTTTAGTTTGGTTTGGTCGTCTTGAATTGGTTCTCCAACAGGATACCAAAATCTAAACATCATCTCACCATTTTGTTGGATTGAACCCTTAACACCTTTGTAATTCTCAGGCTTGTTAAAGTATTCATGAGCTTTATCAGGGTCAAGAGTATTAACATCTTTCTTTCCTAACAAAGTTCTTATGGTGTTTATCAACAAACCCCATGTAATATTCTTTAACCCTTTAAGTACGGATTTAGCGTTTATAGCTTCATTCAACATTTTTTCTTTTTTCATCTTGATTACCTATAGAAATTATAGAAGTATTTATAAAATAGAAGACCCACTCAAGGTTCGTCAACCAAGCGATACTAGTTAATTCTAGTCTAAGTGTTCCACATTGTTAAGAGGTGCATAGGGTGCGGTTAATTGTATTTATAAAAAGAAGAATACCGTCCCATAATAACAACTCAGTATCATTGATATAATAAAAAATATAAATACAGTATCACCTATAGTATCATCTAGTCTGTGAATATAAATAAACTGAGATAACTTCATAAAAATTATCATACCTACCAAACTACAGTTCAATTCAATCATAATTTACTCCTCGTACTCATTATAGTCATCGTCTGTTTCTAGAAGCTCATCTAGAATCTTTTTATTATGGCTTTCCATTTCTTCATTGTTATCAATCCTATGTAGTTCTGATTTGAGTCTAGCATTCTCTAGCTCTTGTAAAAGTACTGCATTCTCTTTGAATACCTTGTTTAGTTCATACCCTGCGTACACATCAACTATGGACAAATGAGTTAAAGAGATTCCTTGTTTATCTAGAACTTTTTTAATTCTACTCAATGTATTATCCATGACAATTTTTGTGTAGATGCTCTTAACAGTTTGTCCTCTAATGGTCTTTGCTACTTTACCATTAAGGGTTTTCTTAATCTCACGCTCAACAGCTTTATTGTCACTGTAGCTCTTTGCAATATCTTTTATTTTATGTCTGTCTAGGACATATGAATATTGTAATTCAATGTCAACTTTGACACCATCTTTACTCATGGCTGTAACTGAGTGAGACATTGTATGAGCTTTCATTTCAAAAAATGATGTGTTGGTGTGCCAATTGAAATACCAACCACTCGGAATTACCTCTCCTTTATGGACTGCGATTGAATCTTGTTCAATATTTGCAATCATGCGATTTGTTACTGCTGTATAAAATGTTACTAACATTACTATTGCTATTATAATGTGCATTATTTACCCTCCAAGGTATAGTACTCACGGTTTAAGATGAAATTATTTAAAGCTAACCATTTATTTTCAATTGCGTTTACTGTTCTATGAAATTTGACTGTAATTTTCGGATACCCATCATCATTTATTGACAAACAAATATCTGAATCTTTTAACTTGGACTCAAGAATGGATGCTATTTTACTGTAATGTTGGAATAGTTGTGTGTCTTTACGAGAGTCAAGAATGAAATTCGTATGTGTTGAGTTCATAATTAATCCTTTGTTTTAAGTTATTATTAAAGATAGAAATACCATCACTAGCTTGCAAGGGTCTAATTTAAATTATTTATAAATACTTGAATAAAAGCATTGGAGTTACTATGAATAAGAAAGATTTAGAAAGCGTACCACAAAATGGAATTGAGCAATTGGCTCTCAGAGTTAAGATGATGAAAAATCTTAAAAAAGTATCTGAGAATCATGTTGATGTAGGCGAATTTTATAGAATTCTAATTCTTAAGAATGAAGATAATATTGTGTACTTCAAAAAGATGAAAGATGATACCCTAACAATCGGACAAATTTCATCTGACAAAGAACTAAAAAGTGAAGACCTTGTTATGAAAGAGATTCCATCTGATTGGATTGAGAATTTCCTAGTCAATGCAAGTGGTGCTCTAAGTAAATTTAAATCAGAAATTGAAGAAATTGCTAAACCTCTTGACCTTCCTAAGAAGAAATCATTTATAACAAAAGCACTTGATTATTTATAAAGGTATGTAATGCGTAGACTTATAAAAATGATTTTGAAATACTTAAAATCTGCTAAAAAAATTCAAGCTATAAATACTGTAGAGAAGAAAACTATTCCAATGGAGAATAAAATGAGTCACTTTGATATCGGCTTGAAGAAGGTTTTAATTTGCGAGGGTGGTTATGTATTTGACCCTGATGATAGAGGTGGAGAGACTTACCGTGGGGTAGCTCGTAAATTTCATGGAGAATGGAAAGGTTGGGATGAAATTGATTTAATCAAAGAAAATCGTCCTATTAAATTCAACGAGATTATTAAATCCCAAGCTCTTGACATGGAAATTGCTAAGTTCTACAAAAAGAAATTCTATAAAGCCAATTGGAATAAGCTACAAGTTGAAACTGTTGCAACTGAAATCATGGAAGCTTATGTTAATTATGGTTCATTTGTTTTCAAACTAGTTCAACGAGCACTTGTTAAGATTGGAATTGTTGTGGGTGTTGATGGGAAGTATGGTAAACAAACTGAGGGAGCTTTACTTGAAATGAGTAATGTTCAATCAATGGCTTTCTTAGATGCATTTGACGAGGTTAGGATTACCTACATAGATGCTATTATTGCTCATAGACCTAAGAATGCCAAGTTCAGAAAAGGTTGGCTTAAACGCATTCTAAAGCGTTAAAACAAAAAGGAGAGCTTCAAGCTCTCCTTTTCTTATTCAGATTAAAATAATTAATCATGATTTAGTATTTCAACCAAATCAAATGAAACATTAACATCGGATTTGTTAGGTGTAAAGTAATCAAACTTAATTGACACTTGACTCTTAATCGCATCTTGGTTATTCGTTCCTAGAGAAACATCTTGATACGACTCACACCAAGCACTTTTTAAAGTAACTGAACCTAAATCAGATTCTTCTAGATTGATATTAAGAGGTGTTACGGTCACAGTACCAATTAAATCTTTCTTCTCAACACCGATACCTGTTTTATGGATATCATGTGCTAGTGCAGACCAAGCCATGAATAACTGTCGTGGTGACAATAATTTCTTATCACCATCTAATTCAACTATACCCTCAAACTCCTCAAATCCAAATTGAACCGAAGTTGTTGTCGGTGTTGATTTACCACTGAAGAACTGCTCCATTCCCATCCAAAAAGAAGAGATAGGTGAGTTCTGAACACCTGGCATACTTGCTTCACGACAAGTCATTGTTAATTGTGAAACACCTTGTCCACTTTCACCAAACTCACCTAGATATTCTTTCAGTATTTCAGGTAGTTCAAACTGAACCACAAATAGATAATCACGAACAATATCACCTAGTGGATATTGTGATTTAATATGACCCAAATTTTTAAAACTTTTCTTTGCCATTTTATAACCTCATAATGTTTATACAAGTATTTACACTATTAGGAATTAGAAGAATTATTCCGTTTACAAGGAGCACAAACCGTATAACTTTTTTCGGTATATCTAACCTCTGTGCATTTTGAACATCTACTCGGAACTAATAATTTATTCATTATGACTCCATCACTTCTTTTTCAGTTGTATGTTTGATTAACACAGGTAACTCATGCTCACCCTTGTATTCTAAAAATCTGAACAGCTTTGAAATATTAGGAATAAATCTTGAAGCAGATACCCTAAGAATCAAAACCAATTCCTCGCCTTGTTTGACAAACTCTAGGAATGAAATAGGGTTATCTCCTAGCTCAAACTCTCGCATCATTTCACCGTCATAAGGTTTTGATTTAAGAGTTATCAATGATTCTTCATCTACCCTAGCTATGTCATGGGTTGCTAGTTGTTTGTTAAAGCATTCAGGTACACTAATTGGATTGTTATTATATTCCATAAGATTCTTTGACCTTTTTCTCAAAACTATGTAGTGGCATTGCACCTACGATAATTTCTACAACTTCGCCCTCTTTAAATAAAACAATTGTTGGTACGCTAACAACACCATATTCTTTAGCTAGATTTGATTCTTCTTCAACATCAACCTCACGAACATCAATATCCAAATCCATTGCGACTTTATTGACAATAGGTGTCATCATTCTGCAAGGGTTACAAGTCTCTGAATAAAACTTTAGTAATTCCATTTGATTTCCTTTTTATTTTTATTTAGTTTGTAAAAAATAAGACCCCCTTACCTACCACAGTACGAGGGTCTTATTTAAGATAGGGTGAGATTTTAACCCACATTGTCTCGTGTTTAACGAGGGTCTTTTCATTTAGACGACCTATCAAAAATTGTTTCTTTTAAGAAACTTCTTTGAATTTTTTATACAGTCTTTTCTTCGTCCAAAACAAATATCACCCTCAACTTTAACAATGTTATTGTCAATCGTTCCTAGTATTTCCCAATACCAATAAGTATGATTGTCACCAAATCTTCTAGTTGAGTGAAAAGTTACTTGATACTTGCTGTTCTTTTTTCGTTTCATCTGAATATAACCTCGTTTAATTTGTTCAGATAAACCCACTAGGGTAAATTTTATTCATTTTATTTTCCTTTGTTTTAATCCGATGGATGGGGATTGAACCCACGCTACCAAATTTATTCTACTACTATGCCGACACAAAGATTTGAACTTTGGACATCTTGTTTACAAGACAAGTGCTCTACCAACTGAGCTATATCGGCTTTACACCTCTTAACTTATACACAAAGATAGAAAACTGATTTATCTTTGCAAGGGTTTATTTTAAAATAAATTAAATCCCTCTTTGTTACCCTATAATTATAAACGGTTTTGATTGAAATTAAACCCCTTAAATTACTTTTTCTTATTTTTTATTCCTTCACCTCTAGATATTAAATTCCATCGGATTTTATCCTTGTTTATTTTAACACCACCGAAGTTCAGCTTGAACTCATTCACATTTTCATCCTCAAGCATTTTAAGGTACTTCTGCTTGCGTTTGTTTAATATATCATCTGTGAACAAGCCTACATTCTTAAAGTCTATTCCCTTGATTATATCAACCTTATTCTCAGTGAAATTATTAGTGACAAAGTAAGTACAAATCTGTCCAACGATTTCAGTGAATAAAGCAGGTATAGCTTTAGGTGATACTGTTTTAGAGTGAGTTAAAAATGTATTCATTTCTCCACGAACCGTGAATGAATGTGAATCAAATCTGTAACTCTTAAACTTGGAATCATCTTTTGATTTTATTTTATTATCAGAGATGAACTTTTTAAACTTTTTACTATTGGGAGCATAATGCCCTACATAATCATGAACTGCTCTGAATATATTATTCTCACTGTTTGACATTTGTGGGTGTGTACCCTCTTGACTTTCATCACCATCAATAGTAGCGTACACTTTCAATGTGTTATTTGTCAAGATATCAAGCATCATCTCTCGTTGATTTGCATATGGGTCTTCACTCACATACTCAATACTAACTTTTGATAATACTTGCTTCAGAAACTTGTTATCACTTGCAATAAGAGATTTCCAATTTTCTTCAACATCTGAATTGAATTTCTTTAGCTTGTTAAATTCCTCCGCAACTACACAGATATAAGCAACTAAACCATTTCCATTCTCAACAACTGCTTCAGTAAGAAGCTCACCATCTAGGTATCTGTGAGCTTCTGCAATTAAATTTTTCATATTTCACCTACATAAATGAATTCGCAGTAGCGAAGTCGTTAAATCCTCCACTGTATTTAGTAAGTTCGCCATTGTAAGTGTGGACATATTCACTCAACTTAATTTTACCATTAAGAAAGAGAACTCCGATATCAGTCAGTCTCCACATTTTACCGTTGGACTTATAAACACCGTCACCCATATCATTTGATTTTAAATCCATTGAACACTCAATCAAACCCCAATGTTTCATTTTTGAGAATTGACCACCAGCTTCAAATACAAACTTGTCACGGTGTGTCCAATTAACTGTAGACATATTAGAAACATCACCTAATACAGTCAGATGCTTTAACATCGCATATGTAAGCTTTAAACGATAGCTAGTAGCTACTTTATGACAACAAGGACACTTATGACCTACTTTCTTATCAAGACCCTCAGCGACATATTTCTTCGCACTCAACAAACTAGTGTTTGGTGTTTGTGAAAATGTCTGTGGTAGAAGTTTTAAAAGTTCAAAGATATGGTTGGTTGCAATCTCAATTGCTTCAACTCTAAAAACCTCAGAACTTGAACAACCAAAAGTCGTGTGATACCATTGTTCATCTCTATTATTGGAAAGGTTAGCTCTGATATCATCTAGAACTGTTTGGTTGATGTTTCTTGAACTGTGACCATTTGTAGTCAGTGTTAATAATCTATACATATTTTAATCCTTTGTTTTAACTTATTACCAAAGATAGAAATCTAAATACTCTTGTAAAGGGTAGAATTAAAAATAAATGGGATTATTATGACACTAGAAGAAAAATGGAAACTCGCATCTAAAGGATTATCTGACAATTTTGAGATGATGGAAAGCTTCGGAAAGTTATATCCTAATGATAAACAAGAACTTATAAATGTCATTAACGAAGGTCGCAAAAAGAAAAAAAGAAAACCCATTTCAATGAGTCGTAAATCTTGGGATAGATGGACTGTACCAGCATTTCAACTTCAAGCTCCTTATGAACAATCATCAAACCTACCTAGTGACGGTGGTGAAATGATGGGAGAAAATAAAAAAGAACTCAGTAAAAACCAAGTTCTTTTTGAAAGTGCATCTAGGTATCTAGACTAATCTTCATCACCCCCCATTAAACCACTACTGAACATTAACAAATCTTCTTCGTCTTTGATTTCAGAAGTATCTTGAATGGTGTTTTTGGTTTCTTGGATTTTATGTTCATGAATCACAACTTTACCATTTAGCTCGTCTTCATTTACATCTTCTAATAAATCCATACCCATTGTAGCTAAGTCAACTTGTTGAGAATCATTTAGTGGGGTGATGTATTCACTTTTTCTAGATTGTTTATCGGATTTTGAATTAGGAAGACAAATCCCCTTTCGTGTTCCAACTCGTAGAATTACAGATTGTTCTTCACCACCAATTGTCAACTTAACCTTGATATCACCTAGAGGTGTTGACTCTGAATCTTTAAGTGCAAATGGTTCACCGTTATAAACAAAAGAAACTCTATCAGGTTTTAATTCCATTGCATCCACAAAGAATATTGCTTCTTGACATGGAATATCTAGAGAGTCAACATAACCAATTCCTTCAATATCAACCGAGTTTCCATCTGCTATTGAAAGTTTAATACAAGGATTATGTTTGGGATTGTCAGAAATAATGATATCTGCTTCCTCTGCATTTCCTACGATTTCAAGACCATCTGCATCTTCGGTTAAAGAAACTCTAAGTCCCTCTGCTTTTAAAAATATTTTCATCTAGTTTCCCTCTTGCCAAGCTACTAATTTGTGGTAGTTTGATATTGAAAAATTCATATTATTAATAGTATTTACAACTCCCTTAAAGAACTCAACTTCATTCTCTAGATTTGACACCAAAGTATCAAGTTCTTGGTAACTCACATTTCCATGAATACGGATTTCCAATTGGTCTTTTTTATCCCAAGTGTAGTCGTCTTTATATTTATACTTCACAAGTAAATCAGACTTCCTAGTTGCTAATCGGTTCTTAGCACCTTTGAGTTTTGATTTAGCAATTGCATAACTTCTCATGTATTTGTTATGAAGCCTTGGTAATTCAAGTGCTTTGTCTTTACAATTAGTCGGAGTTAGATGCAAGTCATTTTCAACATCTTGCATCATTTCTTCTAGTGTTTGTTTTTTTGTCATATGGCTAACCTCTAAATAATTATAAATAGATATTTACATTTTTAAAGGCATTACTATGAAATTAAGAAAATATATGCTTCTCCTTGAAAAAGATGCAAACAAAAAAGAGGACATCGCTATTGATGAAAATGGAGACTTTGAACAAAAAGAATTCAATGATTTACCTGATGATGTCAGAAAATATGGAATTGATAGGGAAGACGATGATGATGTAGAGGAAGGTGAGGAATTTGAAGACGATGAAATCTCTGATGTAGGTGACCACATTGAAGATGATGAATTTGAAAATCTACAAGATGCAGACGAAGACGATTCAGAACCAACTGAAAAAGCTGAAGAGACTCCAACCGAAGATGATTCTGAGGACGAAACTAAAACTGAAGATGATGATGTGAAGGAAGAACCTAAAGAAGAGAGTTCTGAATTCTCAAAAATGTTTGATGAATCCATTGACAATAGTATTTCAGAAGAAAATATCTTGTTGAAATTTAAATATGAGATTGAGGATATTGGAAAAGCTATTAAAGAATTCCAAAAAGAAAAGTCAGATGACTACGCTCTAGAGGATGCTCTAGGAGGGACTTTAAAAGGTTTTATAAGCGATGTGTATTCAAGACTCTTTGAAACCATTGGAAAGGATGTTAAAAACAGCGAGGATGCGAGTGTAACTTCTTTTAACGAAACATTGCGTAAGGTTGAGGTCTTTATCGGAAATCTAATTGAGGATTTTGAATCTGAAGAGGAAATGTTAGATGCTCACAAATCTATTGTTGATACTATACAAGAAATTCTTTATAGTTCTATAAAGGTAGAATTTCTTGAAGATTATACTTGGGACAATGTAAAGACTATGGGTTCAGTTCCATTGTTAATAGGTAAAATTATGTTTGATAAAAATATTAAATTATTAGAACTTAAAAAATCAGTTATTGAAAAACTTGAAAAGACATTCAAATCTATTTTCATGAATTCTTAAATAAGGGGTTTAATTGTTGAAGGTTTTATTTATAATTAAAATATAATCTTTTAATAATTTTCTTTTTAAAAGAATGGTACACAAAAACAATGTTAATGACATTTAATTATATAAAGAGACTTCTAATTTATAGAGGTCTTTTTTATTATTAAATTATTTTTAATTCAAGGTTTAAAATATTATAAAACCGTTTATAATTAAAATATAATCTTTTAATAATTATTATTCTTTCATAAAGTTGTACACTAAGTCATACAAATGACACTTAATTATATAAAGATATTTTATGTTAATAATAATGAGCAAACACAACTACTAGCTGAATGGATTTCATGACTTAGTGTACAACTTTATGTACCTTCTATTATAACCCTCACACCTTTTAAAACATTTAATTTATTAAGTGTCATTTGTATGACTTAGTGTACAACTTTATGAAAGAACAATAATTTTATTAAAGAATCTTTTCATTTAAATAAAACAGACCCCAAAGGGTCAAAACTAGAAAAAAGATTACTTTAATTTAGATGAATGCCAAAGGGGAAAAATCACTCATGGTTCAATATTTATACAGATGAACACCCAAACCAAATGAATAAAGAATTACCACATTATCCATTTCCCTGTTAATATCTACTCACACTTCTGCATTGTAAATATTATTCAGTGTTTTTTTATGCCCTAATTAAAGAGTTGCAGTTACTGACTAAACTACAAGATTTTCATCCATCCACATTTATATTCTCTACTTGTTTAAAAACAATTGAGAAACCGACAAAACTTAGCTACTTACTCTTAGGGTTGAATCCCCTTGGGTGTTCGTACTCATTCGCATCTCTATACACGGATAATGAGTTTATTTGTCACAATATGATTTTTATGTTTTATTCTAATTATAAATACTAGTATATACTAAATATTTCTAAATAGTACATTTTTTTTATAAAAGTATTTAGAAAAGCTTAAAAGGGGATAATATGAGTACCAAAATTACTAATAAGTTGATTTCTGCACACCGAGATTGGTGGACTGAAACTACAAAACTACAAGCAAAACTACAAGATGATAGTGTAGGTGTTGATAAACAAGCTTATGACTTCTTTGTTAAAAGAATCAGAGATATTAACATTGAGTGGGGTTATGGTAATGCAGACCTATCCAATAAAGAAATTGACGAACTGTTCGGACTCAAACCACTTAAAGAATCTGTTGAATCTAATTTTTCTATGAAACTTAATATTGATGGTAAAGAATTAATAATCTACAAAATCAACGGAAAAGATGTTGAAGAATTTAAAATACCCAAATTCGGTGAGATTGAATTTAAAATATTTGATGGTGTTGAAATCGGAGAAGTCAAAGGAACTACTCTCAACAAAGTCAAAGAAGCTATTTTAAGAGGTTCTAACAAACTTAAATTACCTATCAGAGCAATGATATCAAAAGGTGAAATCACCGTAGAGAACGCTTAATATGTGTGCTGAATATTATGAACTACCACTTGACTGTGCCGAGCGTGATGCTATGGTTCAAATCCTTGTGGAAAATATTCTAGATGTTGAAGAAGGTCAACTTTTAAGTGAACTCAATCGCACCGAACTCATGAACATGATTGATACAAAATCTAGAGAACGAGGTCAGAGGGTTAACAAAGTTGAGTTGGAAAGTTCTTCTATAATTGGAACCAATGTTCTAACAACTTGGAAAGTAGCGACCCAAACAGGTACACGCAGTGAGAAAGGTGGGTTGCGTAGGTATCAAGTTCTAGTGCAGATAGACAAATGGAAGCCTATAATTGACGAACACGGTGGAAAGCTCAAAGAACACGCAAAATTCTTGAAAACTGCTGACATTAAGGTTTTTTGTTCGTGTCAAAAATTTTTTTTCGGCGGGAGTAAATTCAATCTTGGAATCCATTCTGATGTTCCTAGAGCTAAGGACTCTCTTGTAAGAGGAAGGAAATATGGATACAAGGGTCGCACCAAGGATGGTAGGTCTTATGAGGAGGAGTACGATGTGACTGTCCCGCCAAATATTCGTGACCCTCACAGAACTAATTTCGGGTGTAAGCATTTGGTAAAAGTGCTTCAAGTTCTTCCTTTCTCTATCTCGTCAATGATTGGCAAAATCCAAAGAAAA